TGGCAGTTGCCCCTCCGTTGCTCGCAGCTCCTGCAAGTGCTAGAATCGTAGGTGGGGAAGTTAATACAGGGAATGGAACCAAGGGACCTAGGAAGTTTTAAGCGCTGCGTTAAAATAGGAGATGAATTAGTGGGATTCAAGAAAGGTGAAGGCGGTAGACCAAAGGGCGTTAAGAACATCAAGACATTCAATGTGGAAGAGATCGCCAGTAGGTTTGCCCTTGATCCCTTTGAAGTGCTCATGATGGTTGTAAACAACGACTGGAAGGGCCTGGGCTTTGATGCTCCTGCAAAGATCTCTTATACGAATGCAGGCATTGAGTTCGAAGAGCCTCACGTTAAGATGCCAGAACGAGTAGCTGCTGCCGGCAAGGCTTCTAGGTATCTCTATGCTGAGAAGAAAGCCGTTGAGCTCTCGACTGGCGAGACTGGTATTAAGATTGAGATTGTGGATTACTCAACGAAGGTGAAAGAATGAGATCTGAAGAGGAACGATTTCTTTCTAAGGTAGAGTTTATTCCATTTCATGAATGTTGGGAATGGAACGCCGGGGTCAATCCAGATGGGTACGGGGTATTTAGATCAAAAAAGTATCAAGTCGCACACCGGTTTGCTTTTGAATATTGGAATAAAACGCAAATCTCTCCAGGTTTGGTAATCGATCATAAATGTAAAAACAAAACATGTGTCAATCCAGATCACTTGAGACAAGTCACCCTAGCTATAAACACTACTGAAAATAGCCTTAGTCCTTCTGCATTGAATAAGATCAAAACCCATTGCCTAAGAGGCCACCCATTTAATGAATCGAATACTGATCTACAAGCGAACAACCAAAGAAGATGTAGAAAGTGTGCAGCGTTAAGGGCTAGGAAATATAGGGCCAAAAGAAGGTGAATCTAAAGATCGCATTGCAATTCAAACAAAGGCTCTTCGCTGAATCTATAGAGCGCACGCCCGTAACGCTATTCGGTGGTGCTAAGGGCGGCGGTAAGTCTGCAGGACTGCGCAAGATCTTTCTCGCCCGCAGGTTTCAATACGCGAACTCTGTCGGAGCTATATTCCGCAAGACCTATCCAGAGCTTGAGGCCAATCACATCAGGCCCATGTTTGAGGAATACCCAGCACTCAGAGCTTATTACAACGAATCAAAGAAACTATTAACGCTTCCAAACAATTCGGTATTACAGTTTTGTCATGCGTCTAGTGAGAAAGACCTTGATCTGTATCAAGGCCGTGAATACAACGATTTGGGAATTGAAGAAGCGGGTCAGTGGACTGAGACAATGTTTAGGCGCCTTATGGGTTCTAATCGCTCTAGCAAGCCTGGCGTCCCTGCTCGTGCTGCACTTACTGCGAACCCAGGTGGAACTGGTCATAAATGGCTTAAGCGGCTCTTTATAGAGAGACGGTTCAACGAAAGGGAAAGGCCAGAGGACTATGCCTTCATCCAAGCGCTCGTCAGGGACAATGCAGCGTTACTTGAAAATGACCCTGACTACGTGCGACGGCTTGAAGCTGAGCCAAGTGAAGTACTTAGAAGAGCTTATCTGTACGGCGATTGGGACGTCTTTGCAGGTCAATTCTTTGGAGAGATTAAGCGAGAAGTCCACTTTATCCCACCCTTTAACATACCAATTCATTGGAACCGCTTCGGAGCTTATGACTTCGGGTTTAATCACCCAGCTGCTTTCGGATGGTTCGCTGTGGATGAAGATGGAACTGTCTATCTATACAGAGAGCTCGTCAGAGCCCAAATGCGAGTGGACCAGTTCGCTGCTGCATTAACTAAATATCCAGAGACTAAAGATATTCCAATCTACGCTGGCTGGGATTGCTGGGTGCAAAAAGGGATCATCAAAGAAGGAACGCCTCCAACCATCGCAGATGAGTTTGCTAATCATGGATTGTTCTTAAAGAAGGCAGTGATTGATCGCATTCAAGGCGCTGCACAGCTCAGGAAGTACTTGGCGTGGCAGGATTTGCCCAATGGGCGCAACAAGCCAAGGCTTTATATCTTCAATACATGTCCAGTTACGTTTGATTGCCTGACTAGGGTTGAACACAATCCAGATAGAGTTGAGGATGTGCTTAAGGTTGACGCCTATGATGGCGACCCAATGACGGGCGATGATGCATACGACATGATCAGGATGGGTTTGATGTCACGGCCAATCATCACAGATCCGATCATTGCCAAGATTCCCGTAGGCTCTAAGGCCTGGTATGAGCAACAAAACGTAGATATATGGGAAAAAGAGAAAGAAAAGCTCGAAACAGACGAGAGTTCTTGGCCTTCTGATATCAATTCAGGGTTTAACGATTTCTAAGGTGCCAGATTCGATACAGGTAGAGGTCAACGATGCCACTGCCGTATTCAGATTATAGAGATGGCGCTTCTTCAGAGCCAGTTAAAGTACAAGACGCAGAACCAGATTATCTGGAGATGTGTGCCGACGATCTCAATCATGCAATCAAGGCAGATGATACTAAGGGCATTGCTGCAGCGCTACGCGCAGCATTTGATCTTCTAGACTCCGAACCACACGTTGAAGGCCCACATACAAATGAGGAATAACTAATGCCCAATCCTATTCTATTGCTTAATCAGCCCCAAGTATTCAATGGGCTTGGAACGCTGACGTTTACCGTGCCAACGACAGCTCAATATAACGTAGCTATGTCGACCACGGTTCCTGAGGCATTGCCTACTGGATCTGGAGCAGGTAGTGGACAGGGCTTGGGTTCTGGCAAGGGCGGCGGAACGCTAAGTGGCTTTGCAGTAGGTGGCGGAGGCCTTGGCGATGGAGCAAGGGGAAGCGCCTTTGGCCCAGATCTTTCTGGTTATCAACAGCCACCACTTGCAGGCAGCAATCAAACAAGTGGTCCGGCAATTAGCTCAGGCCTTTTGGTCTTGGTTAAAGTTAACGGCAGCACAGTTTATACGATGCCTGCATTGTCTGCTCAGCAGTCAGCAGCACAGTTCAAGTTTGATCTTCAGTTGAACGCAGCAGATGTAGTTACTGTCGTTCTGTCCTCGGCAGTCGCAACTGACAGCGCTCTAAACGCTCTCAAGAGCTTAATTTCAATCAATCAGGGGTTATAATATGGCAAATTTCAATCAAAACTTGGTTTTCAATGGTCTCAGCAGCCAAAGCTTTACGATTCCATCAGCTGGCGATTACTTCATCGATGGCAAGATTAGCCTTCCAACAATCGTTGGCGGAGCTGGTCCATCGTCTGTTGTCGCAGTTATCAACCAAAATGGTTCTCCTGTTTATACAGGACTTGCAGGTGCTGAGGGCTTCAGAGCAGATCTCTTGTGTGCAGCAAACGATGTGATCCAAATCGTGTTGAGCTCTTCTGCTGCAGCTGATCAAGGCCTTAACGTGATCAAGGCAACTGTAGCTTACGGGATTGGTGTTTAATATGAAGCCAAGCTTAGCCCTAAGTTACGGAATGAAAAAGAGAGCAAAGAAGATGGCTGACGGTGGAATGCCAGAAGCTGTTCCGCCTAAACAAGACAAGCCTATGCCTCCTCCTTTGGTTTCTCCAGGCAACCCGGTTGTAGCGAGCATCAGAAAGAACTTTGGTTTTGCTAAGGGTGGGTTTGTAGAAGATGAAGAAAAGTCTGGCTACGAAGATCATAAGTATGCTGATGGCGGACAGATCAAAGACAATTATCAAACCGCTGGCAATCCTCACATGAAAGACGGCCTTGAAGAGCCCGAGCATGAAATGGCTTCTGGCTTTGTTGATCACGAAGGCGATGTGAAGCGTCCTGATCGCATGGCCATTGAAGAAGATGACCGCAGGCTTAATGAGCACGGCCAAGAAGAAGAAGGCGAGCAGGGCGGCGGACAGGGCTTCCACGGTGAAGACTATATGGGCAATCCTGGGAACTCTTGGGACAATTATCAATCTGACGCCCACATGGAAGACATGGTTGGCAGAATCATGAAACAACGTCAGATGCATTACTCTGAAGGCGGCAAGGTTGCCAATAGCGGGGAAGGTAAGCTTGATGAAATGGCTGACGGTAAGCCTAATAACTTTGATGATCTTTCTATGCGCGATGATCTTGAGTTTTCTTATACCGGAGCGAACTCTGGCGATGAAGACGGTAATGAAGGCGAAGATGCCCGCAGAGCCGACATCATCTCTCGTATTATGGCGAGCCGTCGTAAAAAAGACCGGATGCCTAATCCAGCATGATCGAATCATTAAAGGATCTGGAGCGATTGCTTAAGCTCTGCAGAAAGCAGGGAGTAACTGAGATTAGACTCGATAAAGTTGAG